CTGATCAACGACGACCTGGATGCGTTTCGCACGCTGCCGGAACGGTTGGGAAAGGCGGCACGGCGCACGGAGGAGAAATTTGCCACGGAGCTATTCGTGGGTACGACCGGCCCGCACGCCAGCCTGTACACCAGCGGCAACGCGAACATCGTGACGAGCAATCCGGCGCTGAGCGTGGCCGCGTTGCAGACAGCGATGGGGATCCTGTTGACGCAGACCGATAGCGACGGCGAGCCGATCATGGTGGAGGCGATGACCCTGGCGGTGCCGCCGCAGCTTCAGGTGACGGCGTTCAACATTCTCAACGCGGTGCAGATCTGGGCCAAGACCTCGGGCGGCGGGGCGAGCGCACAGGAGATCGTGGTCGGCAACTGGATCAAGAATGCGGGGATCGTGCAGGCGGTGACGAACTTCTATATCCCGCAGGTGGCCAGCAGCTCGAACGGCGCCACGTCCTGGTTCCTGTTCGCAGACCCGAATAATGGTCGGCCAGCGCTGGAACTGGGCTTCCTGCGCGGGCACGAGGACCCGGAGGTCTTCATCAAGGCGCCGAACGCGGTGCGGGCTGGCGGCGGGGCGGCCGATCCGCTGGCGGGCGACTTCGACACCGACAGCGTGGAGTATAAGGTGCGCCACGTGTTCGGCGGGGCGCGGATGGATCCGAAGATGACGTGCGCAAGCAACGGGTCGGGCAGCTAATCCTTCGACTGCGCTCCGCTCAGGATGCAGGAGTCAGGGGTCAGGGCGGCTAAGCCGTCATGTCATTAGGAGTCGAGGGCGATGTTCACGTATGACCCGACGACGAACGCCGGGCGAGTCAGGCTGTTGATTCCTGACCGCTCGGCGACGGAGTACGTGTTCGAGGATGACGAGATCGCGGCGCTGCTGGCGGCCGAGGGTGAGAACGTCAAGCGCGCCGCGGCGTTGGGTCTGGAGACGATCGCCAGCGACCAGGCGTTGACGCTGAAGGTGATCCGGCTGTTGGATCTGCAAACGGATGGCGCGAAAGTGAGCGAGGCGCTGTTGGCGCGGGCAGAGCGGCTGCGCAGCCAGGCGGACGCGGAGGAGGCGGCCGAGGATGGCGGCGCGTTCGACTGGGCGGAGATGACGCCGACGACCTTTGCGGCGCGGGAGCGACTGATCGCACAGGCGCTGCGCGGGGTGTTGTAGTGGGCGAGGATGCAGCCAGGCCGACGACGCCGGAGCCAGGCGACGTAGGGGCGTTCCCCGCCTCGCCGCAGACGCCTGGGCAGGCAGAGAGCCGGAGCGCGTACGCGCGTTGGAAGACAATGACGCGGCCGGCCCCCGATCCGGCAAAGTCCGACGAGCCATTCTGTAGCTGGTGGGACGAGTACCAACAGTTGCGGGCCGAGGGCTGGACGTGGCGGGTGGCGGCGTACATCGCGTGGGCGGCCAGTCCGGCTGATCGGCGGTGGCCGGCGCGCTTGAGCGACCTGGCGACGCAGGTGTTGGGGCTGCACAACGACCGGACGATCCGCAAGTGGCGCGAGCGGCGACCGAAGATTGATGAGCGGGTCGCCACGTTGCAGGTGGAGCCGCTGCTGCGCCACCGGCGCGATGTGATCGAGGCGTTGGTGGCTGTGGCGAAGACGCCTGATCCCGACGCGCATCGGGATCGCCGGATGTTCCTGGAGATGACGGGGGACTACAATCCAAAGGGGCTGCAGGTGAGCGCGAGCGCGGAGGCGAGTGTGGTGCAGTATGACCTCGGCGAACTCACGGACGAAGAGCTTGACGAGCTGGATCGCCTCGGCCGACGGCTGGCAGGCGGTGCAGGCGGAGCGGGCGCGGCGCCGGCTGATTGACTTTTGCACGTTTACATTCCCACAATATCGCCCAGGGCGCGTCCATCGGTTCGTGGCGGCCAAGCTGGAAGCGGTAGAGCGGGGGGAGATCGAGCGACTGATGATCTTCCTGCCGCCGCGCACGGGGAAGACGGAGCTGCTGATCCGGTTCATGGCGTGGGTCTTGGGTCGGCATCCCGATTGGCCGCTGCTCTATGCCAGCTACGGCGCCGATCTCAGTTGGGAAAAGAGCGCAGAGGCGCGCAGTGTTCTCGCGAGTGAGGAGTTCAGCCGGGTGTTCGGCCGGTTGGCGACGGTGGATGATCCGGTGGAGCTGGCGCGGGATAGCCGAAGCATGGAACGCTGGCGGATCGCCGGGCATCGGGGCGGCCTCCAGGCCCAGGGAGTGGGGGGGCCGCTGACGGGGAAGGGCGGGCAGTTGGTGATCGTGGACGATCCCGTCAAGAATCGGCAGGAGGCGGACAGCGCGACGCTGCGTAAGCGGACGTGGGACTGGTACACCTCGACACTGCGCACCCGGTTGGAGCCAGCGGGGCGGATCGTGCTGTGCATGACCAGGTGGCACGAGGACGACCTGGCGGGGCGGCTGTTGCAGCGGGCGCGGGAGGAACCAGCTGCCGATCAGTGGCAGGTGGTGAGTCTGCCAGCTATCGCATTGGCGAAGCCAGGGGAGGCAGAAGACCCGTTAGGGCGGCAGCCTGGGGAGGCGTTGGATCCAGCACGCTATCCAGTGGGCGCGTTGTTGCAGATCAAGGCGAGCATCGGCAGCCGGGATTGGACGGCGCTGTACGACCAGGAGCCACGACCCGACGAGGGCAATATCTTCAAGCGCGACTGGTTCCGGTACGTGGACGCCTGGCCGGTATGCCAGTACGAGACGGTGGCGTGGGATACGGCGCTCGAGAAGGGCCGGGAGAACGACTTTTCGTCGGCGTGGCGGGTGGGGCAGGGGCTGGACGGCCATTTCTATGCTCAGTTGTTGATCCATGCCCACCTGGGGTTCCCTGAGTTGGTGCGAGCGGCGCGGGAGCAGGTCCGGCGTTTTCCCGACGCGGACCACGTGGTCGAGGCGAAGGTAAGCGGAATTTCGCTGCGGCAGCAATTGCAGGCGGAGGGGATTCCGTTGATCGGGATCGAGCCGCAAGGTGACAAAGTGGCACGGGCGCACACGGTCACGCGCTTCTTCGAGGCGGGGATGGTGCATTTCGTGCTGGGACCCGGGCTGGACGAGGCGGAGACGGAGCTGTTGGCGTTCCCGAACGGGGCCTTCGATGACCAGGTGGACAGTCTGGTGTACGGGCTGCTGCGGGCGAGCGCGCTGCCAACGTCGTCGGAGGGGATCGCGATCTATGAGGGGCGGGTGCGCATCTCGCCGGTGTAGGTTGGCTAATGGTGCGTTAGGAGACGAGACGAGTGGTGATTTCGGCACGGATGTTGGCTGCCTTGAGGGTGTTCTATCCGAGCGTTTGCACGATCCAGACGGCGACGTTGGCCCAGGATAGCTACGGCGAGCCGACGCCGATCTGGAGCGACCTGGCGGATCATGCCGAACTGATGTGCCGGTTGTCGCCGGCGGGCGAGCGGGAGACGCGGCGGCTGGGGCTGGTGGTGGAGGAGACGACGCACGTGGCGGCGCTGGCGGGTTATTATCCGACCGTCACGCCGGCGATGCGGGCGGTGGTGGACGGGATGGTTTACGACATTACCGGGGTGCGGAGCGACGGGCAGGGTATGACGACCTGGCTGGGAATGAAGCGGGTGACGGCGACCAATGGCTGATCAAGCGCGCGTGGAGGTGATTGGGGACCGGGAGTTGGCGGCGAAGCTGGCGGCGCTGAGCGATGCGGCGGCCGGCGCGAAACTGGAAGCGGCGGTACGCGCTGGGGCGCTGCTGGTGCAGAATGCGGCGAAGGAGAAGGCGCCATACCGAACTGGGACGCTGCGCCGCTCGATTCATACGGAGATCATAGAGCAGCGGCGAAACTACGCCGAGGCGACGGTAGGGACTGACCTGGTGTATGCGGCGCAGGTGGAGTTCGGCGGGACGATCACGCCGAAGAAGGCGAAGATGCTGCATTGGGTGGATCGGGAGACGGGCCAGGATGTGTTTGCCCATGCGGTGACGCAGGTCGCCAGGCCCTATTTGCGGCCGGCGTTCGACGAGAATGCGGATGCCGCGGTGCAGGAGATGGGTGATGCGCTGCGGGAGGCGGTGGAGGGCGTGACAGGGTGACAAGGTGACAGGGTGACGGGGTGACAGGGTGACAAGGTGACGGAGGAATGATCGAGGACTTGTTGGAGTATCTACTGAATTTGCCGGCGCTGCAGGCGCTGGTGGGTTCGCGCATCTATCCGTTGATGCTGCCGCAGCGGGCGACGCTGCCGGCGATCCGGTATCAGCGGATCAGCACGCTGCCAGAGGCGGCGCATGATGGGCCGGGGCCGCGGGAGAGCCGATGGCAGTTTTCGGTGCACGCGGGGAGTTACGCGAGTGCGGATGGGGCAGCCAGGGCGCTGCGGGCGGCGCTGGATTGCCGGCGGTTCGGGCCGCAGCGGACGACCTTCCTGGCGAACGACCTGGACGATTACGACGCGGAGACAGAGCAGTTCATCCGACACGTGGACGTGATGGTGTGGGAGGCGACAGGTGACAGCGGATGAGAGCGCGGACAAGCGGGTGACGGCAAACACTGAGCTGGTCGAGCCACCGCGGGCGCCGTTCAGGGTGACGGCATGGAACGGTCGGCCGCTGTGGGAGTGTGCGCGGTGCGCCTTCGACACGCTGGAGGGGGAGGCGGCGATGCTGGCGCACATCGCGGAGCGACACGAGGCGCCGCCAGCGCCGCCAGCGCCCAGGTTGGTGCAGGCGTATGACCGGTGGGGGAATCCAGTCTAGTAGACAAGGGAACAAGGAAACACGGAGGCGAGGGCGATGGCGAGGACAACGTTGACGAAGATGACGGCGGTGGGGCCGTACGCGAGTTACGCGACGGCGAATTGCGCGGACTTGACGATGGCGGCGGCGGATGCGAGCAACCTGAATCAGTTCGTGGCGAATGGAAAGGATCTGGTGATCGCGCACAACACCGGTGCGAGCGCGTACACGATCACGATCACGAGCGCGGCGGACCCCTATGGCCGCATGGGGGACATTGCCACGTACAGCCTGGGCGCGGGGGAGTATGCGGTGTTCGGGCCGCTCGAGCTGGCTGGCTGGGTGCAGACGGATGGGAAGGTGTATCTGCAGGCGAGCAACGCGGCGGTGAAGTTTGGGGTGGTGGATCTGAGCAATTTCTGAACCGGTAGATTGGCAGACCGGTAGATTGGTAAATTGGGAGAGGAGGCTGGGAGATGACGAGCGCGATTTCGAGTTTCGGGACGTTGTTGAAGATCGGCGACGGGGGGTCGCCGACGGAGACCTTCACGACGATCGCGGAGGTGCAGGACATCAGCGGGCCGGATCTGAAGCTGAACACGGAGGAGGCGACCAGCCACTCGAGCACCGGCGGCTGGAAGGAGAGCGTGGCGACGATCCTGGAGGCGGGCGACGTGACGTTCGAGATCGGGTTCGTGCCGACGCACGCGACGCACAGCTACAGCGCGGGTCTGATCAAGGACATGGTGAACCGGACGAAGCGCAACTTCAAGCTGGTCTTTCCCGACACTGGGGCGACGACCTGGACGTTCAGCGCGTTCGTGACGAAGTTCCAGCCGAAGGCGAAGGTGAAGGGGAAGCTGGAGGCGAGTGTGGGGTTGGAGATCACCGGGCAGCCGACGCTGGCATAGGCCAGGAGTCAGGAGTCAGGGGTCAGGAATCAGCGGTCAGGAAGGCTCGGGGCAGGCCCTTCGATTGCGCTGCGCTCCGCTCAGGGTGCAGGGGGCAGGGATCAGGGCGGCTAAGACGTTGTTAGCGGAACTGGAGGAACGGATGGCGGAGAAGCAGGTGTTGACGCGCGCGGCGATTCTGGCGGCGGTGGACATCCAGACCGAGGAAGTGTACGTGCCGGAGTGGGGCGGGACGGTGTGGGTGCGCGGGCTGACCGGCGCGGAGCGAGACGAGTTCGAGAAGGGGATCCTCATCGAGCGCAAGCGGGGGTTCAGCGTGGAGCTGGCAAACTTCCGGGCGAAGCTGGCGGCAATGAGCATGGTGGATGCGCAGGGTCAGCGCCTTTTTAGCGAGGCGGACGTGGCGGCGCTGGGGAAGAAGTCGGCGGCGGCGCTGGGGCGGGTGTACGATGCGGCGGCCAGGCTGGCGGGGCTGAGCGCGGAGGACGTGGAGGAGCTGACAAAAAACTAAGGGAGCGCCCCGAGCGGCGCTTTTATTTGCGGCTGGCGTTGGCGTTGGGGTGGCCCAGCGTGGCGTGGGGGCTGGCGCGGATCAGCAGCAGGGAGCTGGTGGAGTGGATGGCATTCGACGCGGTGGAGCCGCTGGGCGAGTCGCGGGCCGACCTGCGGATGGGGATCGTGGCGGCCACCGTGGCCAACGTCAACCGGGCCTCGAATCAGCCGGCCGTCGCGCCGGCTGATTTTGTACCCGGGTATTGGGATGAGGAGCCTGACGAAGAGGACGCGCCGGCGGATTGGCAGGGCATGTTGGCGACGGTCGAGGCGCTGAACGCGGCGTTCGGCGGCGCGGACGCGCGAGCGGCGCAGCAGGATGGGAGCGATGGCGACACTGGCAACGCTGTTGGTGAAGTTGGGGCTTGACGCGGGCGGGTTCAAGAAGGGCGCCGATGAGGCTGCCCGGGCGGCCGGCGGGCTGAATGGCGTGCTGGGCACGATCGGCAAGGTGTTGCCCTTCGCAGCGGCGGCGGGGGCGGTCGCGGGCCTCGGCAAGGTGGCCTTCGACGCCGGGCAGACGATGGACGAGGCGTTCGATACCATCGTGACGAAGACGGGCGCGACCGGGGCCGCGCTGGAGCAGCTCAAGGCCGACACGCAGGGGGTCTTCACCAGCATTCCGACGGATGCGACGCGGGCGGCCAGTGCGCTGAGCGAGCTGCACACGCGGCTGGGCATCACCGGGCAGGCGTTGACCGACCTGGGCAAGCCGTTGTTGGAGGTGAGCCGGCTGACCGGAGGGGATGCGACGACGAATGCGCAGCTCTTCACGCGGGTGATGGGGGATTGGAGCGTGCCGGTGGCAGAGGGCGCGGGCACGCTGGATAAGCTGTTCAAGATGCAGCAGACGACCGGCGCCAGCATGGAGGGCCTGATGCAGAAGGTGGTGCAGTTCGGCAGCCCCATGCGGCTGATGGGGTTCTCGTTGGACGAGGCGATTGCGCTCTTCGGGAAGTGGGAGAAAGAAGGGGTGAACGCCGAGCTGGTGATGGGCAGCCTGCGCATCGCGGCGGGGAAATTTGCCAACGAGAGCAGCGAGGCGGCAGAGGCGCTGGGCAAAAAGCGCGCGGCGTTGAGTGCGGCTCGTGAGCATTTGACTCGCCTGCAACAGCAGCTCCAGGTGGCGACGTTGCGCCAGGGTGAATTCGGGGCCAAGACGAAAGAGAGCGCACGAGTGGCGGCAGCGATGCAGATCGCCAGGCTGAACGATGACATCGCCGCGACGCAGAACAGTATCGCGGGCCTGACGACCGACATCGGTCAGTTGAACACGGCGCAGCAGGCGGCGGCAGCAGGCGGCGGCAAAAGCCTGCGCGACAACCTGCTGGAGACCTTCGACGCGATCAAGAACAATACTGACGCCAGCCAGGCCCTGGCATTGGGGATGGACGTGTTCGG